TCTCGCGCCGCCGCCTCTCATCCGTTCGCTCCATCCCCTCCTCAGCCCTCGACGGCCTCGCTTCAACTCTCTCAATCTGGCCCCTCCCGCACCCTCACCTTTCGCTGGCGCACCGACGATGATGATGTTCCGACGATTATTGACCATGATCCAGCGGCTTAGATGCCGCTTGCACGCCTGTCCTGGTCATGTGGTCTCGGGCATCCACAACAACCAAGTCTGGATCGGCTGGCAGTGCGATCTGTGCGGCAAGGTGAAGCACTATGAACCCACCTGGTTCTGACGTCCTCGATGACACCATCGTCCTGCCTTACAAGCCCCGCGCCCATTTCGCCCCTCTGCACGCCTCCCCTAAGCGCTGGAAATTTGCCGTCTGTCATCGCCGCGCCGGCAAGACGGTGGCCTTGGCCAACACCCTGATCCGGGCCGCGCTCGACAATCCTCGCACCGACCCGCCGCCCAGATACGCCTACATCGGCCCCAGCTTCGATCAGGCCAAAGATTTGGTGTGGAACTATTTGAAGGCCTACACCGAAGGGATCCCCGGTGTTCGGTTTCTTGAAGGCGAACTCTCTTGCCTTTTCCCTGGTGGCGCTAGCATCCGGCTCTATGGCGGCGGCCTCGCCTACGAACGCCTGCGCGGCATTTATTTGGACGGCGCTGTTCTGGATGAATATCCTCTTCTGGCCCCTGCCGTGTTCTCCTCGGTGGTTCGCCCTTGCCTCGCTGACTACGGTGGTTTTGCTATTGTGTCTGGAACTAGCAATGGCGATGATCACTTTCACAAGCTGAAGCTGAAGGCCGAAGATGATCCGCTGTGGGACATCTTCGACATCAAGATCACCGACACTGGCACCGCCGCGCTGCCGCTCGAAGAAGTGGAAAAAATGCGGGACGATATGTCGCCGGATGAGTTTGCCCGCGAGATGCTCAATTCCTTCGAGGCTCCAGTCGAAGGCGCTTTTTACCAAGAGGCGCTCAATGCTTTGCAGGTTCAGAACCGGGTCTGCAAAGTGGCTCCCGATCTTAACACCAGCGTCATCACCTGCTGGGATCTCGGCATGCGCCATCTGCAGGTGGTCTGGTTGTTTCAGATCTGCGGCCGCGAGTTGCACTGGATCGACTATATCGAGGGCGCTGGCAAAAGCCTCAGCCACTATGTCGACCTGCTGGCGCTCAAGGCCAAGGCCGGCGGCTTTCGCTATCGCGCCCATCTGCTGCCGCACGACGTCGAGGTGCGCGAATTGTCCACCGGCTTCAGCCGCCGACACGAACTGACCGGGCTGTTGAAAGAACCGGTGATCACAGTGCCCAACCACAGCACTGAGGATGGGATCACCGCCACCCGCGCCTCGCTCGGCGTCAGCTGGTTCGATGAGACCGCCTGTCGACGCGGGCTGGCTCGCTTGCGCGCCTATCGCCGCGGCAAATCGGGAATCGCCATTCCCGACGAGGCGGAAGACGCGGCCGACGCCTTTCGCACCGGCTGTGTCGGCATTCCCTTGATTTCGGGCAGCTTCCTGTCACATTCGGGGGCCGGCGGGCGGTTGCGGAGACGGTTGCGGGGGCTGGTGTGAGATTGATCCGCGTTTTTCCGCGCAAGACCAAGGCCAGTCCCGATGATGCCTTGGCTTATTTCGGGCCGCCGGATCTGTTCGCTGAGGCCGACGAGGTTCATATCTCGGTCGCTTTCACCTACGACAAACCCAAGGCTGAGGCGCTAGCAGAGCAATGGCGTCATGTCGCCCCCACCAAGCTCGGTGGTGTGGCTTACGGCGATCGCGGTGATGATTTCATTCCCGGCCGTTACATCAAGCCGGGTTACACCTTCACTTCGCGCGGTTGTCCGCGCAAGTGCTGGTTTTGCAGCGTGTGGAAGCGCGATCCGGTTCCTCGCCTGCTGCCGGTCCTCGACGGCTGGAACATCCTCGATGACAATCTGCTGGCCTGCCCGCGCCCGCATGTCGAGGCGGTGTTCGCCATGTTGCGACGGCAGAAGGGGAGAGTCGAATTCACCGGCGGGTTGGAGGCGTTGGCGCTGGAGGATTATCAGGTCGATCTGTTGGCCAGTCTGAAGCCGCGGCCCAACATGTTTTTCGCCTATGATCCTGGCGATGAGTTTGAGACGCTGCGCCATGCTGCGCGCCGCCTGTTGGCTGCGGGTTTCACTGAGGCCAGCCATCGAATGCGGGTCTATGTGTTGATCGGTTTCCCCAAGGACACGCTCGACAAAGCGGAAGCCCGCTTGATCGACATGCAGGGAATTGGTTTCACGCCGATGGCGATGCTGTGGCGGCCAGAGACACCCTCTCAGGAGAAATACGCGCCCGATGCGCGTTGGCGTGGTTTTCAGCGGTTATGGGCGCGGCCGGCGATCATTCATGGGCAGGCGTGATGGATTGGTTTGATCTGCGGATTTTTCTGATCGGGTTCGTTGGCTCGGCCCTGGTGGAGTTGTTTTGGCTGACCGTCTGCCGCGGTCCGTGGCGGGCCCGGCATCGCCGGCTTGATCTGATGATTTTGTGGCCGGCCTGCAAGCAGAATGAGCCCGACCTCGATCACGCCAAGGCGGCCTTCGCCATGCATGCGTTCCGTGACCTGGCGTGGCTCGAGCTCGGCGATGAACTCTTCCCCTTCATCGATCGGCTCACCTGATGGATGACGACAATCTGCTTTATCAGCTCGGTCAGCTTCTCAATGGCCAGTCGATCGAGAATGTGGTCCCGGTTTTGATTGTCGCTGCGGCGCGGGCCCTGGCGGCAGAGGCCGGCGGCGATGAGGATAAGCTGGGCCGGCTGTTGAATAAGTTTGATGACTTGCTGGCCGATCAGGCCTTCGACATGCTGAACCAGTGATGGTCGGTAATCCGCATTTGACTGCGATCAACCTGCAACAGCTTGCAACCCATCCCGGTCAGGCGCATTTTGCCATCGATCTCAACCATACCTGCAGGGAGTGCTACCATTGGGCAAATCAGAGGGGCGAGAGGACGAAGTACGAACTGAAACCGGCGCGCTGTCGGAAGACGCTGGAGTCGATGTCGGATCCGCCGCCGATTCCGCACTCGGCGATCGCCTGCCGCCACTTCCAGGCCAGCCCAAATCCGCCGGAGATCTGAGCCTCGATCTGGCGGCGGCGTTGGATGAGCCGGAACAGCTGGTGCGGTGCCTGGTCATCGCCGCCCAGGAGCACGTCGGCTACAGCGAGAATTCCGACAAGTGGAAGGTGGTTCTTGGCCATGCGACAGCGGCGGCCAAGGAATTGGAAAAACTCAACGCGCCAGCGTCACACAGAGGTGTTAAGGTTTCTTCGTCGTAAACAACGGAGGAAACTTCATGCCACAATTGTATTGGATCATTCCCCTCGAAGCATCCCCTGGTGTGCCCACCCATCCGATCGCCCCTGGCGGTCCTCCTCCTGGGATTTGGCCCGGTCCCGGCTATCCGACGCATCCGATTGCCCCCGGCGGCCCGCCTCTGGGAATTTGGGGCGGTCCGCCGCTCTATCCCGATCAGGGACTTCCCGGCGGACAACCCGGTCCCAGCCATCCGATCGTGTTGCCGCCTTATGAGCCCGGTGGGCCGCCGGTGACGATTTGGCCGAATCCTGGCCACCCAGCCCATCCGATTGTGATCCCTCAACCGCCGGAAAATCCGCCGGAAGGCGGTAAACCGCCGCCGGAAGGCGCTCCCGGCTGGGGATATCACCCAGATTATGGGTGGGGATTTTTTCCCAGCGGAACGCCAGGTCCAAAGGGCTGACCCGCTAGTCGAGAGCCTTAGTATTTGCTAGACATCGCCACTGGGAGGCCTCCCAGTGGCAGTCGAGCGCTTATTTCCGCACTTCAAGGATCAGAAGTCCGAACCCAGCGCGACTTACGATCCCAGTGATCCTGACAGCTACAATTCTTTCCTTCTGAGTATGATGGATGACTCGGAGGATTACGAAAATTCCATTCTTGCTGGCGATCGCTCGGAAGCCCAGCTGTATTACTACGGTTATGAACCGTCGATGGATTTTACTGACGTCAGCGGCCCCTACCGCGGCGAAGATCCCAATCAGACCTTAGGCGAGCTCCTCGACAAAAAAGACAAGACCACCGTCAATCGCAGCACCTTCGTTTCGACCGACGTCAAAGACGCTATCCTGTTGATGTTGCCGGCTTTGGTCCGGTTGTTCGGAGCGAGTGAATCGCCGGTTTTTCTCGTCCCGCATTCGGAATCCGACGCTGACATGGCCGAACAGGCCACCAATTATGTGAATTACGTTTTTTGGAATGACAACCCAGGTTTTCTCAATCTTTATGGGGCGATCAAAGACGCGCTGACGGTTCGCACCGGCTTTCTCAAATGGTGGAGCGAGGACCAGAAGGAGGTTAAGCGCAAGCGTTTTACCGGCATCACTGTAGAACAGCTGCAGATGATCCTAGCAGAGGATCAGACTGCCAAAGTCGTTGAGCTCGGGAGGCCGGTCAAACAACATGCACCAACGATACCGCCACAAATGGCTGGGACAACGGCTGGCCCTCCGTCACCAGGTGCGGCCGCTGCTGCGCCGCCTGTTCCACCGGGACCACTCCCTGGCAATCCACCGCCTCCGATGGGACCGCCTGGAGCGCCAGTTGGAGCGCCGTCATCGCCGCCGGTTAATGGGTCAAGCGGTATGGGCGGACAACCAGGTCAGCCAGGAGGAAATGCTCCAGGCGCTGGACCGCCGAATGCTGGAAATCCTCCTCCAGGCTTACCGATGGGACCGATGGCGGGAGCACCGCCTCCAGCTCTCCCACCAGCCCCACCTCAACCTCCCCCAGTCACCTATGACTATGCAGTGGTTGCGTATGAAGTCGCCAAGCCACTGATCAAGATCTGCGGTGTGCCGCCGGAAGAAATGCGGCTTGATCGTTATGCGCGCTCGTTCGCCACCAGCCGCCTCGTTGGTCACGAGCGTGTTGTGCCAGCGGATCAGTTGATTGCGATGGGCTACGATCGCGATCTCGTCAACGACAACATTCAGTCGTCGGAATCGACCTTCACCGTCGAGCCGCAATTGCGCAATCCTGGCCGCTTCATGGGCACGCGCATGGGCGACGGCTGCAAATATGGCGAGTGGTTCATCAAGATCGATAAAGATGGTGATGGCCAACCGGAGCTTCGCCACATCTGCACGCTCGGCGATGCGCGTCAGGTTGTCCACGATGAGGAGGCAAACAGGATCAAGTTCGCTTTGTTCTCGTGTGACCCGGTTGGTCACACCATCGTCGGCGAAAGCATCACGGATTATACCAAAGATATTCAGAGAATTAAGACGAATTTGATGCGGGCGACGTTGGACAGTGCTGCCGAGAGTATCAACCCCAAGACGGTCATCAACGAGCTCTTGGTCAATCCCGACGACGCGATGAACGATGATTTGGGCGCGGTGATCCGCAGTCGTGGCGATCCCTCTGCGACGGTGATGCCGTACAGCATTCCATTTCTTGGACAGGCGATGATGCCTGTGGTCGAGATGCTGAACGATGTGCTGGCGCGGCGCACCGGTTTGTCAGATGCAGCGAAAGGATTGGATCCAAAAGCGCTGCAGTCGAGCACCATGATTGGGGTCGAGGCCGTCATCAATGGGGCACAAGAGCGCGTCGAACTGGTGGCCAGGGTGTTATGCGAAACTGGTTTTAAGGACTTGTTTTCGGGATTGTTTAACGAAATCTGTGAAAACCCCAATCAGCAACGGACCTTGAAGGTCAACGGCAAGTGGGTTCCTTATGACACTGGCACTTTCGACGCCAGCATGGGCGTCGAGGTCAACGCCAACCTGGGCAAGGGCTCCGACATGGTGCGGATGCTGGCCCTCAATCAGATCGATCAGAAGCAGCAGTTGATCGTGCAGACCTACGGGTTGAATAACCCTGTCTGTGGGATTCCGGAAATGTTGAACACTGTGACCGACATGCTCGGGCTCGCCAACATAAAAAATGTCGGGCGGTATTTCAAGACACCCAATCCACAGCAGATGCAGATGATCCTGGCGCAGCCCAAGACGCCGGACCCGATGTCGGTGGCGGCCCAGGCGCAATTGGAGAAGGTCCGCTCTGACACGGCGAAGGCGGTCGGGCAGCAGCAACTCGATCGCGAGAAGATGACGCACGACAACGTGTTCAAGCATCAGCAGCTGCAGGCCAAGACCCAGACCGACATCCAAAAGATGGGCATCGATAGCCAGAAGGCAGGGATCGATGCGCATGTCCAATTGTCTCAGTTGGCTGGCCAGTTGATGCGCGATCAGCAGGACTCAGACCAAGCGGACCAAGACAGTCAGATGAAAATGGCTGACGCGCAGAATCAGTCTGATCAAGTCGCCCAGCAGGGACAACAGGCGAACAATGATGCGCAGTTGAAGGCGGCGCAATTGGCGAGCGCGCACATGCAGAAGATGCACCAGCTCAACCTGGGCCACGTTCAGACGATGACTCAGTTGGCCAGCCAGCATCATGCGGCGATGACCGGGCATGGGATGAAGGGGGCGCAGATCATTGCCGGCGCGCTGTCGCAGGACGCCGATCACGATCACGAGGCCGAACAGGCTGCGCTCGATCGGCAGCATCAGGAGACGGTGACCGCGGCCACGCTCGGCAATCAACAGAAGATCGCCAAGATGAGGCCCAGCGTTGGAAAGTGAGGAGCGCAAGCTCGATTCGGAGGAGGTCAGACGCCTCGCTGCCGAATCCAAGGATCTGATGGCCGATCCGGCCTTCAAGGCCGCGATCCTGGCGTTGCGCCGACAGTGGCACGCTGAACAGATGGTGGCGCTCGATGACAAGGTCATCGTCGCCCTGGCGCTGAAGATGCAAGCTTTGGAAGCCATTCCACAGCAGCTTCAGGTTTTCATCAACGATCACACATGGGCTGAGAAGAGGAAACATTAATGGCTGACGGCGTCGATGAGGCCGCCGGTGCATTTGCCACAGAAATAGCTCCCGCTAGCCGCCCGCGCGACCAGGGCGGTAAATTCATCCGAGAGACTGCCGCTCCGGAGCCAATGTTTCAGGAGCGTCGGGTTGAAGGGGATCCGCTGACCGGTGACACGAGCGACGGCGGCGATGATCCGGTCTTTGCCGCTCGCGAGAGGGAAATCGCAGATGGATACGAAGAAGGGCGGCAATCAACTCAGAACCGCCAAAACCTACGCCGGACCGCCGACGACGCCGAAGGTGACGAGTGGGCAACCGATAGCGAACCGGAGCGGTTCGGGCCCCTCGATGCCGAAGACGATACCGACTTACAAGGGGCAGACGACGATGCCGACGAGACCGGCCGGCGGCACGCCGAAAGGTCATCCCTCCGCGACTCCGAGACCGAAAAGTACGAGATAACGGTCGACGGCAAGATCTATCACGTCGGTCTGCAGGAAGCGCTCAACGGCTACATCCGGCAGGCGACGTTCCATCAGCGCATGGCCCAGCTGCAAGAGACCACGCGCTCGGTGGAGGATGAATACAATCGCCTGCAGCAGGGCTGGGCGATGTGGAACAAGGCGCGTCTCGATTACGAGGAAGACGTCGCCAACATGCTGCCGCGTGAG